CCTATTTAACATTAAGCGTCTGCTAAATAGCCAAAAAAATCAACTATTAGCCAAACGCATTATCCAGTTTTTGGTCAATACCGAGTAAGGCATCAAATACTTGGTCATCCTGAGATGTTTCAACTGGTACACTACCTGCTGTTGCTAATGAACGTGGTTGCTCTTGGACTTTTTTCATCTGAGTAGCAACTTGCTGTCTTGCGTTATCAGCAATATTAGATTCACGTTCTTTTCTCTTCATAAGATAATATATATCATCCAATTCTAGAGATTTATTCTTAGCGAATTGGACAAAAGTAGACCATTCTTCTTCAGTCATGTCAGACTTTTGCCTAAATGCAGTCTCTCGTGCGAGTCTTTGGTTTTCTGTCTTCTGTTTTCCTAACTCATTGTTAAGTCGTCTTTGGACAATACCATCAACCGTAGCCCCAAATACTTTCGCTGAATCCGACTTAGGGTCGGTAAAAGCGTCGTCAGGGTCAAATTGAAAATCTTCTGAAAGCTCCATATTTTGAGCCATACTTTCTGGTGCTTGACCACCACCCTCAAAATAATTTCTCACATGAGTAATCAAATTAGGGTCTTCTCTCATTGCATCGAGTATCGGCATATATGGTTCAAGTTCATTTAGCTTGCCATTAAGACGTTTAGCTTCACGACTTGAATCACTATACCTTTTTTGCAAAGCATCTTCGCCTTGCTCTTGAACTCCGCTAGGGCTCGCCGGCGTATTATCGCCTAAATCTTGCGAGGTTGACTGCGAATATTCGCTATCTATTATCCCTGAATTAACACTTGTATCCAAAGATTCAAAGAAATCTCCAGATTCAATATCATCAAGGGCTTGGTAATTACTTTCGGGGGCTCCTTCTAGAGAAGCGTTGCCTACTTGTTCTTGTGCCATATTTTATCCTTTTATTGGTTTCATTAAGTTAATGCAAAAACAAATATAAAAACAACTAGTTTTTTATACCTACGCATGATTTAATTTTACTACTCCAAGCGTAACCACTTTTGCATTTTCTATTGCCACCTTTTTCAGGATGGTCTTTATTATGCTGAGCCTTACTAACAAGTCTAAGATTAGACCTACTATTGTTCTTTTTATTACCATCTGAATGGTGAACAACTTGACCAGACTTAGCATTAGTTTTATTTCTATAGTGTGTTTGACTACTTCCATCTTTCCATCTACCATTCTTACTACCACCTCTAGCCATCTTAGGATAGCTTTTTTTAATCCAAGCCACTATTCAGCTTCTACTTCTTCTGATTCTTGAGATTTAACCATTTCCTGCATATCTTTTCTCATCCTACCAAACTCAGCTTTCATCATACCTCTTAGAAGTTTTTGTTGGGCTTCTGTCTCTAACACATCTTTTCTAACTTCATTAGCAGCATCTCCAACTTTCATCTTAATACCGGCTTGTACAAGTTGACGCTCTAATGTTTCAATAGTCCCATCTTTATCTTTCATAGCTTCTTCCATTGACGAAACTTGACCTTGAAGTTGTGAGTACATTGATTTTCTTTCAATAATTTGTTTCTTATTCCTAATATCAGTTTCACCAATCATCGCAATATCATCAATCAATCCAGATTGGAACCATCTGAAATACTCTTCTAATAATGCCCATCTATTAATTGGCATTGTAGCCCCAGCTATAATTCTTATATCAAATCTTGCAGATGCATAATCTTTATATACTGAGATAGCTTTACCATAATCATTATAAATAGGAATATTAATTCTTACATCTTTTTCTTCATCAGGCTGTTGACCAGCTTCAGGTTGTACTATTCTAAATACTTTCTCTACCGAATAATGATGTTGAGCTAACATCTGGAAACATCTACCTAAATGTTCTAAAGCTGGTTCAACTACACTACCCATCCAAGCTTTTAATCTACGAGTACCAAACTCATCATTAGCAAGTAATCCTCTATATGTTTCTGATTGTTGTTGAGTAAATCCCATCATAGCTGATGGAACACCTGCTATATATTCAGCATCACCTTTACCTTCTTGAGTAATCGTATAGAAAGCATTATTGATAGGAGCTGGTTGAATAGGTGTTGGTGGAGAAAACCCTTGTCTATATTTTAATAATGCTCCAGGTGAAGACGAATACTGTTCCCATTCTTCCTCAGGCACGGAACCTTCTTCATACATCCATCTAAGATTAGAAGCTAAATTTGCATTATGTAGCATAATCTGATGAGCCTTATTAATCTCTTGTTGTTTACCAATTAAAGGAGATACAGCGCTCATAGCATATGGTGTTCCTGTATACATATAAGGAATTGGTACTATTGGATATTCTGAAACAGGAAGAACTCTATCGTATAAAAATACATCATCACTAACAGTACAAGTTAAGTGAACTCTATTCTCATAAAATTTTATAGCCTCAACTATTTGGTCTTTCATATCGCCACCTTTTTCAATAACTTGGTAGCTTTCCTCTGTCATAATTTGTTGGTCAATAATTGTAGCTGAATCTTGAGCTTCTGAAAGTAACTGTACTTTCTTTTCTTCTATAGCCTGTTCAGTCATTTTAGCAGCTCTATCTATTTCAATTTCAGCTCTCTCTGGTATTATTTCTCCAGCTTCTAAAGATTGTTGAATACTTAAACTTTTTTCTTTTAATTGAACTTGAACTTCTTGTTGAAATTCAGCCATCTGTTCGTCAACATTCTCTCTTATCTGTTGCATCTCAATAGGAGATGGAAGAACTTTTATAAATACATTTCTATAAGCATGTTTCTTTTTAGAATATGTTTCATAGTATGGTACAATATCATCATCTTCACCTTCAATAGTTATACCCATTGTAATATCTTCAGGTTGGATAGATTGCATATCGGTTGAAGGTCTTTGTGAATAGTTTGTACTACCAGAGTTACCTGAAACTTTTCTCATCTTATTAGCGAACTCAGGGAATAAATTCATTAACTGAGTTTTAGATACATTCTTCCTTACTGAAATAAAATTAGCATCTCTAAATAAAAAATCTCTACTAGCAGGGTCTACATATACATCATAAGGGTCAATCTTTTTAAATTGAACCTCACCCATTCCTCTATCAGCATCTCTATCAACATCAACCATGAAATAACCAATACCTTTAGTAAGACTATCAAGAACAACCTGGCTATATATTGATTTACCATTTGAATAGTACCAACAATAATCTGCAATATCAGAGTGTACTTGAGCAGCATCTACATCATCTCCAGTAGCCCCTACAGCTTTCCATCTAGGGTTATTAGCTGTAACAAAATACTTCATAATTTCTATAATAGGAGTTACCCTATTAATAGTAAATGTTGGCATTCCAGCTTCATTAAGAGAATCAGTCTCTTCTTTAGTAAGTTGCTCGTTTAAATAAAAGTCATATCCTTTTTGACTTAATACCTGCCACCTTTGTCTATGAGATGAATTTGCTTTATCCCAAAGCTGTTTATTTGTTTCAGCTCTCTTCTTATTTGTCATTCTAGCCATTTAATTACCTTAAATACTTTTTAACTGATTCAACAAAATGTTCTGGGTCTCCAGCTCCGCCTTCTGTATTGTAGTACTTTTTCCAATAATCAGCTTGGCCTTCTATTGTATTTGGCATCCGCTTAGGAACTCTCCAATACTTTATTCTACAATGAATAATACCAGCTGCTATATTCTTTTCTAATATATCAGCCCATACTTGTTCATCATAATTCTGCCAATGTTTTAAATCAACAAGACTAGCCTCTGCACATTTTTGCATAAGACTACTTCTGTGAACTAAATAGTGAGCTAGATTATCAACAGCGGAAGCGGGCTCTACCTGCCAGAACGAGCGAGCAGGCCCGTCTCCCATTTGTCTAATATATTCATATCGGCTTTCTACAATTCCAGTTGCCAAAACTAATTCAACAGCCTCATGACTTGAGTATTTATCTCCTAATTTTGAACAAGTACTCTCAATCAAAGACCGCATTTGATTAATGCTAATCACTTATTTTTTAGCACAACTATAACTTCTACCATCCCAAGAAAAAGACTTTGCTCCACCAGCACATCCAGATTTAAAAGCAGCTTTAAACTTTCCAGCCGATTTTGAACCTTTCTGATACTTAACGTAATCTCCACCTTTGGTTTTTTGTACATCTACAGCTCCTCTACGAACTTTAGTGCCTTTAGCGGCTCCAAGTTTTCGAGCTCTTGATGCAGAAGTAAGCCCTTTTACAGGTTTTTTCTTAGCAGGTGATGAACCAAAACCAACCATTCCTTCTGTTGCTTTTGCGGCTTTCTTGCCAGCTCTCCTGCCTTTGCGCATTAATCTTCGTTCTTTACTTTCCTTATCGAAAGGATTAATCGCTTCAAGAAGGGAACGTTTTTTCTTTGTTTTCTGAGGCATATTATTCTCCTATTGTTATTATGCTACTATCCAATTCTTCGCCTTCTTTTTAGGTTTATACCACGACAAATCTCTTTCGTTCTTCCTTAAATCGGGAGGGAACGAGTGCCTTTGTGCGTAATAAAGAGTCTCTATGGTATCATCATGAGCCATTCTAGGTCCAAATGTAACAATTTCATTGATTAAATCAAACATATTTTCTCTTAAATGTACAGTTCCTGTACTAAATCTACCCGAAAGACCACTGTATATTCGATTTATCTTCTGCCTACCACCTGGCTTTTCAGGTATTACAGCGATATTGAACTTATTTAGACGCCTTCTTTCTGAATTTAGTGCTTGAAAAACACTTCTGTTCATAGCAACGTCTTCTACTGTACTTGATATACAATGATATTTCTGGTGCATATCCATTATATAATCAACTACACCCTTTCTTCCTATCACTTCACCATCAGTAGATTTTTGTCCTACAGTTGGAATACTTCTGTGTCTTTCATATTCTAAAGCGTATAAATTATTTTCTGAATCAATCGCAATAGCCATGATAACAGAAAAATCAGACTCCTTAGTATCAATATCGGTGGCAGGGTCGCAACCAACAAAGGTATTAACAGGAAATCTTTCTCCACTAATGACCAAGTAATTCTGGCTTTCTTTGATATCGTAGTCATAGCGTCCTTCCCAATACTTAATATGCTCTCTAGTCCATAATGAGTCTTCAAGGCTTTGTACCTCCATCATATATTCTTGATAAAATTTCTGTGGCTTCCCAGAATCCGAATAAAACTTTTTCTTTTCTTCTAGTTTTGTCTTTGGGAAGAAACTTGTCCATAATGCATTCCCACTTTTCGTAATCGCTTTGTATGTTATTATTTTCCATGCAAAATCAGCTTTAGCCTTCTTAGCCCTACTATAATTAATAAGTAAATTGTTAATAAAAGAATCATGATGTACGGGAGTGCCATTAACACGCAACCGACCAGTATGAGGCTCCAAAGCGGGATAGACAACAGCAGTGACGAGAGTAGCGTTCTTGTCTCTGGCATCTCTTGTGATTGTATTCGCTTCATGTTCAAAGTCATCTAATATAATTAAATCATATCTTTTATGTAATTTAGCTCCACCACGAATACCTGAAACATTTGATTTACTAATTAACTTACATCCGTTTTTTAATTCTATATCTTCTTCTGTCCATTTATTTCCTTTAACTGCACCAAAATAATATTTTATTTTATCATTAAACTCAAGGTGATATTTAATATAATCCATATTACCTACTGATAACTTCTGAGTAGCTGATACCCACGCATAGAAAAGCATATCATCAGAAGGACAGAATAAAAAGTCTTTTAGTATTGAAGCCTTGGTTAAAACTGTCTTCCCATGACCTCGAGGAAGGATTATAGCGAGTTGCTTTACTTCAGGGTCATCTATGTTATCTGCTACTTCATAGTGGAAAGGGGGTGTTTCACTCCGCATGAAGTCATCGGGTAAGAACAGTTTTCCAAAAGATATTAAATCTTTACTAGCTAGTTCAAATACTTCTTCAGCTTTTGTAACATTATTTAGATTCAGGTTCGGTGCTGTTTCCATCTTCTTGTTTCTTATCTAAAAACTTTTCAAATTTCTTAACATCACCTTTCATCTCAACATAATAATCTATAACTAATTCTAAACTTCTAGCATTATTAATTACATTAGATAGTACATACTCTAAAGTTTGTACCCTTTTTATTAACTCGTTCCTTTTCATCTTCCTTTTTGTAGCTATCATTTTTTGTAGAACACCATATGTTTATATGAAACGGTCGTAGTACTTAAAGCATACGGCACGTTAATTTTTATAATAATCTGCTTCATCAATCACTAATTCGTTTGCATCGAGATGGTCAACAAGATGTTTCATTGTCATAATCTTCCTGATAATATAATTATCTGGGTACTCTATTTCTAGTTGTGTTAAACCTTCAGAAGTCTTTTTCAAGGCTTCAATCGTCTGACCCAACGTCAATTTGTCTATTTGTATTTCCATCTCCTAGTTTTTGCCTTTCTATATTTTCGAGTTGCTCAGGACTAAATCCCTGAAAAACCCCAAATACGCCAACTTCCTTTTGTTTGACTGTGATTCCAGTCGTTCCTATAATCTTACCTATCTCCTTGGTTGACTGTAAAATGATATTATCATCTTCACTATGGTCTGCCAATAATTTTAGCTTTCGTAATACATACTCATGGTCAAGACCTAATGTCTTAGAAACTTCGAGTACGCTTCTTTCTACTTCTTGCATAATTCTTTCCTGCTTTAATAGTACAATAGCTTTCTTCCTAGCCTTATCAGGGTTGGTTTCTTCATAAGCCTCCATATAAGACTTAACCGCCCCCATACCACCTGCTACGTTCACGGAGAATATACGCTCATTTTTAGTTAAGTTCTCACGCTCTTTTACTCTAGACGATGTGTTCTTAATTTTAGTGCTGAATGTATATCTGTTAGGATGCTTATTAAAATCAGTATCCATAACTGTATTGTCCCTGATAAGAAACGTACCTACAATAGTTCTTAACCACCCTTTAGACCATTTATAATTCTTCCTGTCTTGAGGATGCTTTATCGTACTGACCTTTAATAACTGTACAATCCTCTTATCATCACTCCACACCCAGTCATCTTGTTTGCCATCACGCCAATTCTCTATAGGAACCTTATTAGGGTAGTCATCATAGAACTCGTCTATATCATCATATATATAATGACGCTTGCCTTTTATTTTCTGGTATTCCATATTAATCCATCCAGGGTCGAAATCCTTTAGGTCTATCTTTAAATCCATAGCCTTCTAGCCATTTATTTATTTTTTCTGAAGTTGGAGTTCTTACAGTGCCAGCTTCTTTAAAATATCCCTTCGCTTCCAATCCTGAAATTTGTTTACTTACTTTTGATGTAGCCCCTAATCTTCTCTTCATATCGCTGCCTTTACCCGCACCTCCCATAGTCCAAGGTATTTTTTCACCCCCAGCTCCAGTCCTATGACCTTTAATAAACCAACCTTGAGGCATTGCCCTTCCAGTCTCAATTCCAGATGTGTCTTTAAAATACCCACCTTTAGGCGATTTACCTAAAAACGGCATCCACTCTCCTCCCCTTTCAGCTAATTTACCAGATGCTATATCTGATTTTGACCTACCACTCCTACCTGAAGATTTATAAAATGGTTGTATGAATTTTTTACCTTTTTCTTCCATTTCAACAGCAACAATAGACCTACTAGTTCCCCTTTGACTTATAGATTTCAACATACTTGGAATATATTTTGAAACTTTTATACCAGTACTAGCTGTGCCAGCTGTTAATCCACTATATAAATCACCTTGAGTAATGCCAGGAACAACTTCTTTTGACATCCCCTTCTTCTGGTATGCAGATGCTTTGTCCCATGACCGCTTCATTCCTTTTTTAGATATATTTTCTTCTAACCAACCTTTTAGACCAGAGTTCTCTTCTTTCTTCCATTTGTTTACTAATTTATCTTCTACAGGCATCTAATTCTGAAGAGGGTCTAAGTCTTGTACCTCTTGCTCCTCTAATGCTGTGATTAACATATTCACTTCCATTGGAATCCAATATACATTATCGTTGATTTGTAATGGCACTAAGTCTGATTTCTTGTTTTCAGACAAGTCATGAATCAACTCTTCACGAGCATCCTCTGGGATAGCCTCTATCCAACTTATTCTATTAGCCATTATTAACCCTATTATTAACCCCTTTATATATAATATCTATAAGCGCTCTATTATTTAATAAGGGGGGGTGACTCAACCTACACCATTTGACCATGTGTTGTCAAGAAATATTTTACAAAATGAAATGGGGTGTTTTATTGATATGTACACCTCATTAATGAGATTCGTGTTTTATGATTTTAGTTATTTTTGATTTTAATTGAGTGTTATATGATTGATTAATTAATTAATAAGGAGAATAGAATGGACATAGTAAAGTTAATCACAGAACAGATGACTAACAGTGAGCCTGTCTTAGGTAAGGCCGAGATGAAGGCTGTAGCACTAGCTACTATCAGTCAGAACTTCGCAGTAGCTGCTAGAAGGGGCAGACCTATCTTCGCTAGCAATCTAGTCAAAGATATGGGTGCGTTCAACGGTGCAGCTGCCGGTGGTATGGACCTCGGTACGTTACTGATGTTAGCACAGCTACAGAAGGATGACAAACCTGAAGAAGTAGAGGCAACAGTAGTTGATACTCTATTACAAAGGTTAGATGGTATTGAGGCCCGGTTAGCCAAACAAAAGGGCAAGTAGCCTAAAAGGGTAAGTATGTGCTTACCTTTGTTCTATCGCCGCTATGCTCGCAATTGGAAACAGCAGCTTGCGTATCGGAATCAACTAGTTATTAGGGTTATTTGTAGCATACAACCTCTGTGTTGTTCTTCTTTCTGTTTAAAGACATATACATTAAGATACATTTAACCCTTCTAACTACTTGTATCATACAATTATTATATAACATGGTCATTGAACCAACAAGATTTAAATTAAGAGTAGTAACAGCATCTTGATAGGGTGTGAGCAGCTTCTGGTGCTGCGTAAATGACGACATATTTGTTGAACTATCAATTAGATACTTATGTTGGGTTCAATTCCCTACTCTTATGAACTTTAATTTGATTAAGTGAAAGAAAAAAGGTGAGGTGAAGGTCTCATTAGCATTGATTATATGCTTGTGCAGCAGGTGCATTGGTTTTTAGTACAAGAACATACAAAAGGCTAGCTCAATCGCAAGGTAACATCAAAGATAAGTATCATATTAACCCTAGGGAAGGATATGAGAAAGACTTTAATGTAAAAACATCAATGAACGTGAAGGGATTTGTACCCTGACGCAAAATGACTATTGTTGAATAACATAGTAACAGCTTAATCAAAACTTTAATTGGCATTCAGACTCACATATCAATTTAACGATTGACGTTCTGAGGAGCGAACTTGGGTGCCAAATCATTGAGGGTAGAGGCGATAATCCATTCAGACATGGTGATAAGTCAAGTCAAATGAGGTCTACGGACAAAGCGACGTTTAGGGGCAGTTCCTATTAGAAGTACGCAACTAGTACTTGTGACCTACCCTCAAAACTTTAGGGAGGCACTGCTCGAAGTCATTGTGCAATGCTAAAGGATAGATAATCATGCGAGCTCTATCATTCAGCCTCCCTAATATTTAGAGTTGTAATATTCTGTTTGACGCGAGTGGTTATCGACAGGGATAAGCTAGCTGTAACTAACCATTACTAAGGAACTCAGGGATAATGATGTAAAGCACCCTGACAACTCTATATTTAATCATAAAATCATTAATAAAAGGAGTAGTCATGAAACCAATAAAACAACGTAATTACAATTTCAAACTATACGAAGACGACGGCACAAATTATTCTGAAGTGATTAAAGAACCTATATATGGATGTAGTGCTTGTGAAGAGTTGGCAAGGGCTATGAGTAATCCCTGCCAATGTCTTAGTTGTGACCCTGATGGAACAAGATATATATGTACTTGTGATGAAGACAAGAGTTTAGATGATGAATAAAATAATAAATTAATCGTAATTAACAATTAACCTCGGAGGATATTATGAGTTTAGAATTTTCAACAAAAGATGGAATATGGTGTGTAATGTTTGTAGATGCTAATGGTAGAATGACAAGCCGCGTTCTATATTTTTCAATAATGAAGAGTCAATGTGTTCAATACATGGAACAAAGAGGATGTTACCAATGATGAAAATAGAACTTGAACCAACACAAATCAATCCATTGGGTGAATATGAAACATCTGGATTAGTCTATTTAGATAAAAAACCTAAACCACCTGGACTTGAATGGTTGTGTGATGGTTCTTTTAAATATACAAATGGTAAATTTACATGGTTTAGAAAATTAGAAGAATCATGTAAAAGTAAAGCTGAAGAAAGAATATTAAAATTAATTAAAGCAATAAAGAGGAGAGAATAATGATAGAAGCTCAAACATCTAGAGAGCCTGTGATATGTGCTGATGGATTTAAAGTATCAATACAAGCATCTGAGTTTAATTACTGTTCACCAAAAGTTAGTGGATTAAATGTTATTTATACATTAGTAGAACTAGGTTTCCCTAATGAAGAAGAAGAACTTATTGCAAAATGGCAAGAGAACCCAAAGAAAAATAGACCAACCTATGATGTTTATCCATATGTACCAGCTGAAGTAGTATCAATGATGATAGCAAAGCATGGTGGTATGGTTAAAGGTGAATGTCCAAGACTTGGATATATAGTATCAGGAGAAACAATACCAATGCCAATTATGAAAGGAGCTTATGTATGAGAGTTAAAGGTAAAAGAATAATTAATAGTGAGGATGCTTTAGAGTTTGCTAATTCTATTCGTGGACAGTATATTATATCTCAAGCATTAACTATTGCTAATGGTGTTTTAGAAACATATGAAATAGATGATGATATAATGAGAGCTGAACCAAGTAATAGAGCTGATATGGAATTTTTATTAAAAGCATTCCCTTTATATGGAATACATGAACAAGCTAATTGGAAGGAAGATGATGATGAAGAAAGCGAATAAACGCAGAGAACCTCAGAGATATAGACTTAATAATATATCAGCAAAAGAAATAAAAGATAAGTATCCAGATAAAATTATTGATGCCTATGCTGAAGGTGGAAGATTAGTATTAGTGTTAGATAATTGTCGCTTAAAGTTTGATGAAAGAGTAAAACAAAAATCAGAGAATAAATATGGAGCTATTCATACTGGTAGATTAGTAGAATCATCTTGATATTCTGAGTAGTATTTCTTAAATTCAATCACTCGAAAGGAAGATATTATTGAACTTAGACCTTAAAGAGATATACAACGATTATCTCACAGAAATAGAATCAGTAAATAAATTTAATTATAAAAAAAAGAATCCAAATAAATACTATAGAGCATCAGCAGCTGGTCATTGTTTTAAAAAGCATTGGTATTCAATAAATGGATACGAAGGTACATCAACTGGTAGCGATAGAAGTAAAAGACTTTTAAGACTTGGTACAATAGTTCATGAAGATATTGAAAAAGCAATAAATTGGCATGAAGATAGATTACAATGTGATATAGATAATGAATATGATATGTCATTTAAAACTGAATACGGAGTAATCATTGAAGAATTAAATGTAATGGGTAGTGCTGATATCGTATTGCTTGATAGCGAAGAAACTGCATCAGTATTGGATATTAAAACTACACATTCATATAAATGGAAGATGATGTTCGGTAGAAATAAAGAGAAGAGTCCAAGTAGAATGTATGAACTTCAATTAGGAACATATGCATTAGGCGTATGCAATCAAGAGAATATAAATCCTGATAGTATATCATTGTATTTAGTTTACTATAAGAAGGATGATAGTTCTATGAAGTATGTAGATGTTAATCCAGTTTGGATGGATAATGCAGCCGAATACTGGGTAACACTAAATGAGACATTAAGTCTTGTTAAAGAAGAAGCTGACTTGCCAAGAGATACTCTTAATGTTCCAATAGAAAATTGGGAGTGTCGGTATTGTCAATTTGAATCAATATGTAACTAGAAGGAATAAGAAAATGCGTAATAGAAAAATAACAGTTCCCGTAATTAATGGAATAAGACAGATGTTTAATGCTGGTACCAAACAAAAGTACATAGCTAAAGCATATAATGTTTCAGTAGCTACAATACAAAACGTCAAGAAAACTGGCTTTGACTATGATAGTTATAACAATCTTGTTAATAAACAATTAAATAAATGGAAATTAAATAAGAGTAATAATACTATTAAAGCTACAAAAGATAATGAAGTATTTGTTGATGTTCAATCAATAACTCAAGATGTAAAGACTGATTTCATCCTTGAGAAAATAGCAAAGTTAGAATCAAATACTAATTGGTTAGTTGATAGAATTATGAGAATATTCCCGGAAGATAAATAATGAATGAATTAGCAATAATAGAAAATGGTGCATTAACAAACATCAATAAAGCTTTAAAGAATATTACTAAGCAACATAAGAAAGTTAGTGGTATTGCAACACCAAAGGCTTTTATTAAACAAAAGATGGGAATGGACTATGTTGAATACTCTGTCATGAGAGATATTGCAGATAAAGAATATCCAGGCTGGAGTTGGACCGTCATTAAGACTGAGTTTGCTGGTACAGAAGCTTATGTAATACATGGCAGATTGAAGTGGTTTGACAATGGTGTATGGAGAGAAGGTGATGCAACAGCCGCTCATAGAGTTCAGAAGAAGCGTGGTACTAGTGACTATGTAGATTTAGGTAATGATATTAAGGCAGCTAATACTGATTGTATAAAGAAAGCCTTTAATATGTATATGAATATCTGCGATGATGTGTATCGTAATCAAGTTGAAGACCCTGAACTTACAGATAAACAAAAGAATAATATTTTTGAGTCAGCTAAGATAGCAGGTCGCGATACAGAAGTGATGGAGAAAGTAGAAAGTGGTGTAATAAATGCATTCAATTACAAAGCATCAATGGCAAAACTAGAAAGGTTGGCTCAATGAGTAATAGTTCATACAATGAAAATCTATTAATCCAAGGCTCTCAATATACAATAGGTACTAATGATGGTAAAGAGTTTAAGAAAGTATCATTCGTAGGATTAAAGCAATTAAATGGAAAGCCAATGATGGTTTTCAGAACTGATGAAGACAAGCAGGTTAGTATTAACCCAAGTTTTCATAGTTTCATAATAGAAGAAGAAACCGAAATGAATCCAGTAACGCAAACACAAGCGGGATGGGATATAACATAGGAGTAATAATGGGAAAACTAAGTGTAGCAGATGCTAATGAGTTACTTGATAAAGGTATCATCACCGAAGACACTTTAGCTAAAATGCAGAAAGATGGTCTTGTATCAACAAGAACTAAGTCTGCAGAAAGATATATCCAATCTGATAGTGGAACTTGGGTAACACCAATATTCTATTTTAGAGGATTAGGTGGTGATAAGTATACAGTAAAAATGACTGAGTTGAGAACTGAAGTAAACAAAGTTATTGAAAAGTATACAGTAAATAAGCACGAAGTAGTTAAACTAGAAACAAAAAGTAGAAAAAATAGAAAAGGAGCTAATGGTAAATGATTGAAACAAAAACAACATATAACGAGACAACAGATGGATTTGTCCCAAGCCCAGAAGGAATCTATCCATGCCACGTTGTAGCAGTTGATTCTAGAGAATATAATGGTAATAAAGTATTTAACTTCCAGTTCCAAGTAGCTGATGAAGTATCTAAACTTCAATTACCTAAGATGGTTAGTGATGGCAATGGATGGTACGTAGCAGCAAAAGATGATAGAGGCGATGTCGTTACACAACCAGGCAAACCGTTCTCTGGAAGAAAATTCTACAGTAAAGGCGTATGGTTTACACCAGACCCAATGAAAGAAGAAAGGTGGAAAAATAGAATATACAAAGATTTCTGTGAGAATCTAGGAGTTATATTCAGGACTGAAGGTGATAATACTATACTCGATGAAGTAGAGGAATCTGATGTTGTTGGCAAACCATGCCTCGCCAGAGTAATAACAAATGAATACGAGAAAGATGGTGAAACGAAAAGAACCATGCAAGTAAACAGCGTAACGTCATGGAAAGATGGTGTAGTGTTATCTGCTGATGAACTTGATAGTGATGTTCCGTTCTAGCTCCACTAAGCTCGCAATGTAACAATGTATAGATGTAGTTGATGATTGACTAAGTTGGCAGACATATGTTATGAGGTTGATTGCATCTATACTAACGCAGGTATGGTAACGGATAATGCCCGAATAAATCCTACTAATACATCTAGCGAACCTGCATAATTTAGGCTGAATCATAGAACTCGTAAAGCATAGCAAAGTACACGCTGTGGACTGCCCTGTAATGATTCAGTCTATAATTTAAGGCTAGGTATTGCCAGATGTAGTATCCATTAGTACTTGTGGGATATGAAAAAGGTCAGACCTCATTGCTATGGCTCTAGCCTTATTATTAATTAAAAAAGGAATTGACATGAAAGCAACAAAAATTACAGCAAAACATAAATCAACATGCCCGGGATGTGCTCAAAACATATTTCCAGGCTCACTTACACAAGTATATAACGATAAATGGTATCATACTAGTTGTTGGAAAGAATTATGGGATAAAATTGCTAAAGAAAAGGATGTTAAAGAAGTAACAAGACAATTTCGTAATGATGTAAAACAAGAAGAAATTGCTGATGAACTAAGAGGATTAGTTTTACAAATGGAAGTGTTATCTGGAAGAATTAGACAAATAGCTATAGAAATGGGTGCATCATGGTAACATACGAAACAATGTATCCAACAGTTTCACCAGTAGAAGATAAGATAAAACTCTTATTGGTAATGAAAGGATATGATAGAAATAAAATTGCATTTAGAAATGATGTTTATAATAGAGAGCTGAGATATGGCTACTGGGAATTTATAAAAACTAAAGATATTGAGTATGTAGAAACATTTAGTGGTGTTAAATTTAATACCTTTTCCACAGAAGATAACGACTGTGGGCCACTAATTTCATACCCATTTAAGGAGACAAAAAATGCAAGACCAAGGCACAGCGCTGATTAAATTTTCAGAAACAGAGATAGAATGTTTAGTAAATAGCTTATATATGACAACAAGTTTAAAAGTACCAACTGAAAATAATGGAGACTGGAAAACGCCTTATAGAATGTTGTTAAAAGAAGTCGAAGGTATAAATTATGAGTTAAAAGAAAAGAAAAGGAACATTATAAATGACACAAAATCAACATACCAAACCCCGGAAAGCTGCGAAAACTGTAACGACTGAAGTATTGGTTAAAAGAGCCTTAAAGAAAGGCTTTAAATCTAAACCACCCCCAGGAAGAAAGTATTTAAAAAATCTAGAAGTAGGTTCAGTATTCAAAGTTGGTTTATTAACAGGAATATTAATTCATACAACACCAACAGCAGCTAAAGTATTAATAATAGATTCTAAACATCACGAAAGTGATAATGATTACTATTTAGGTAAACAATCTATAGGTCTTGAATCAGAAGTTACGGAGGGAAATCTATGAAACAAAAATATAATAATCATAAAGATTGGAAAAAAGAATGGAAATACAAAAAAGACGCTCCATATGACTTGGAATGGCAAGAAGATAGACGTAATTTGTTTGCTGAATCAGGTAATGGTTGGTGGTGGTATGTAGGCACTCAATATATGAAATTACATATAGAAAAAATAAGAGAGGAGAAATTAAATGATACAAATAAATAAATTAACTCCAGATATATGTAAGCATGAATCATGTCTAAAAAAAGCACTATATGAATTTACAAATGATATGGAAGATGAAAAAGGTGAGTACAAAACAATTATAATAGGATATTCATGTGAAAATCACGTGGAAGAAGTTAACAAATTACTAAAGGAGATATACAATGGGAACTAGAAGCCTAACTGTATTTAATAATGAAATGGATAATGAAGAAATAGTTGTATTATACAGACAATATGATGGTTATCCAACAGGACATGGAAGAGATTTACTTAGTTTCTTAAATAATATGGAAATTGTAAATGGAATAAGTAATAATGAAAAAAGAAAAATAGCAAATGGTATGGGTTGTTTATCAGCTCAAGTTATAGCATATCTTAAAGAAGCTCCAGGAGATTTCTATTTACATTCAGCAGGAACAAGAGATATTGGTGAAGAATTTATATACACATTATATTATACTGAAGAATTAAAAATAAAAGTTCAAGATACTTATGATGGTGGTAGTAATTTATTTGATGGTAATATAAAAGCATATAAAAACTGGATAAGGAATCCAAGGTCTGTTGAAACTCAAGATAAAAATAAAGAAGAAGAATGCTTTTTTATATAAAGAATAGAGGTGGAGACCCAAGAAATCATAACTGGTTAGAGGTTGGTGAGTATGAATATAAGAAAGCTAGTAAGGAAAATTACTTTAAGAAAGAGGTAGAATATGCCAAACAAAAAAGCAAAGACGAGAAAAAAAGAGAAGAAAAAACTTAACGATTGGCTAAAGTCTAATGGTAGAACAGCTAATCAATACAAAAAGAAGCAACTTAAAAAGAAAGGAGAATGACATGGGAGATATGTCATGGCTTAGTCATCTTGTAACAACTGGAGATAAAGAAGAACTAACAGATTTCTTAAAAGATAAAGGATTTAGAAAGCCTAAATTCGCAGCTGAGCAATTCTTAAAAGCTCAAGAAGAAATAGAAAGAGATGGTATGAAGAGAAAGGAAAAAGAATTGAATGATGGTGAGCCAACAACAGCCGACGAACATAATAACAAATGGTTAAAAGAGAATAAATAATGGATATATGCAATAACCATTTATTTGGATTAATTATAATTATTGCAGTCACAGCTATAGGAATAATTTCAGTACTAAAAGCAATGAAAAATGAAAAAGAAACAAAATCTTAAATGTCCATGCTGTGGATATATATATAATCAAACATACAATCCAACAAGAGAAATAGAGCGATTAATAACTAAAAGAAGTACGTCATTAAAGAATGAACTTAGAAAAGTGTTCATGCTGATTAATAAAAATGTTCCATCTGATAGAGATAGAGGATTACAGTACAAATTCTTACAAGCAATATCTAAAGTTGATTCCAAGACAATCAAGTGGGCTATCAATAGATATGTGATGAGTAACTATCATCTTACTGGTAAAGGATTATCTTATTTGAGAAACATAATACTTAATCATCATAAAAATGCTAAAATAATTTCTAAGAATGAAAGAAAGTCAAGAGGCATGCCGCCTCCAATTGTTAAACTAAAAAGGAAGGATTAAAATGTTACAATCAACATTATTCCCAGTAAAAGAAGTACCAGCCGTTGGTTATCCATTTGATGAACTTGGAGATGTAGTTCTTATGGATAATACTGGATATAAATTCATAGTGAGAGAAGATACTGGTAAAGTTCTTAGTTGTATGACTAATGATTATAAATTAGTTAACAACCAAGAAATAATAGATGCTGCTGAACCAATATTAAAAGAACACAATGCTCAATTAAAAGAAGCTGTAAGTTTTGGTGATGGTCAGCAAACAACATGGAAATGGATTATTCCAGATGTTAAAATAGAAATCAGCAAAGGTGACTTAATGAATCCTGAAATTATAATTAAGAATAGTTATGATGGAAGTTTACAAGTCCACATATTATCAGGAGCCTTTAGATTAGTATGTAGTAATGGAATGATTATAGGAAATGTAATTGAAAAGTATAATTATAAACATAATATTGGTAATATAAATCTAGATAACTTAGATGAATCAATAGAGAATACAATCATACATGCTAGAAAAGTAGGTGAAGAGTTTCCAGCATTAAAAGATAAGAAGCTAAAACAAAAGCACATAGTAGAACTAATAAAGCTATTCCCTTCCACAATGGGTGAGTTTATTACTCAGTACCTAGTCGCAAACAAGCCAAAAAACTATTGGGATTTATTTAATGTAGCAACATATATAAATACTCATAAAATGAATAGAAAGTATAACTCTACACATCAGTTAGAGTCCAGGATATATCCAAATATATCTACATGGGCTAAAGCATAGTGGATGCTAATTGCCCTGTGGTAATTCCTTATTATGGGGGCAAATTCACAATGAGTAAAAGACTTGTTGAGATGATGCCCCTTCATAAGAGATACATAGAAGTATTCGCAGGAGGTGCTTCAATGTTCTTTAGAAAGAAAAAGGTTGACTGGAATGTGCTGAATGACCTTGATAATGACATCGTAAATTTGTATATTTGTGTACTTGAAGAGTTCGAAGAACTTAAAAGACATATCTATTGGTATCCTAGAAGCAGAACATTGTTCGATAACTTCAAGGAAAACATAAAAGAAGGTAAGATAGATATACCCGACCCTAAAAGAGCTGCACAATATTTCTTTGTTGTCAGAAATTCATTTAACAATATGATGGGTGGAGTATTTTCTAAAGATACAAAGTGGGATGTTAATATCACTCAAGAATTACAAGAATCAAAAAAGAAATTAGATAATGTAACAATAGAGAACTTTGATTTCAGAGATTTAATACCTAGATACGCTCCAAGAGAAGGTGATATGTTTTATTTAGACCCTCCTTATGTAGTAGCAAAGAAAGGTTATTATAGAAATGTATTTGATGAACAATGCCACATTGATTTGAAAGAATCAGTTGATTTAATAGATGAAGGTGGTGGATATTTTATGGTAAGCTATGATGATGAGCCTGAAATTAGGGAATTATATAAAGATTATAATATTAAAACTATTGATACGAAGTATGTCGGTGCTTCACCGGAAAAAAGAGGAGAAATAAGAACTGAATTAATCATATTGAATTATGAACCAAAAGAACAATTCCAATTGTTTTAGAAAGGAATAGTATGAGAGCAGTATGTCCAAGTTGTGCATCATCGCATACAAGAAAAAAAGGAATAAGAAGAAACCAGCAGAGATGGACCTGTAATGAATGTAGGAGGCAGTTTACAGCTCCAATTGATTATACAGAATATGGATTCCCAAAGATACTGTTGTTTGATGTTGAGACAAGCTTCTATCACTTTGTAGGGTGGGGAACATATAAACAATACATTCAACACTACCAGATAACAAAGCATCAATACATAATTAGTTGGGCCGCTAAGTGGCTATACGATGAAAATGTACAATCAGATGTTGTAACACCAAAAGAATCTAAAAATAGAGATGATAAAAGAATACTGAAATCAATCTGGAAGTTGTTGGATGAAGCTGATATAGTTATTGGACACAACGGAGATAGGTTTGATTTAAGAAAGCTTCGTTGGAGGTTCATATCAGAAGGTATGCAACCGCCAAGTCCATTCAGGGTGATTGATACACTAAAGATTGCAAGACGAGAGTTCTTCGCTCCATCATACAAACAGGATTTCTTAACAAAGTATTTTAAATTAGAAAAAAAGTTATCAACAGAATTTCAATTATGGGTTGATTGTGAAGCAGGAAATCAAGATAGATTAAATGAAATGTCAGAATATAATAGACATGATGTAATGGGATTAGAAGAATTGTATTTAAAGATAAGACCATATATCCATAATCATCCTAACTTAGGTGTGTTAATGGATAAAGATGTTTGTTCGACTTGTGGAGCAGATGATATAATAGAAACAAATTCTGAGTATATTACATCAGCAAATAAGTTTCCAGTATATCGTTGTAACAGTTGTAAGACACCATACATTAGACATAAGAAAAATTCTAATGAAGATGGAACAAACATAAGGAGTGTTTCTAGCTAAAACTGAAAGGAGTATATATTGACAAATTTAAAAGTAGCTCCATCGAGCAAGAATGCGGAAGAGTCAGTACTTGGATGCATTCTACTTGATGGAGTTTCTATTTATGAGAAAGTAGCAGCATGGATAAGAGACGAAGATGCATTTTATTATAAAGATAATCAAACAGTATGGAAAGCAATAAAAGAAATATATAAATCAGGAGAACCGATTGATGTCATAACAGTAACCAACAAAGTAAAAGATACAAGTCCCGATGAAACAATGGGATATTTCATTACTGGATTACCAATGGAAGTAGCAACAACAGCAAATGCAGAGTATCATGCGAAAATAATATGGGAAAGACATATACAAAGAGAAGCAGCGAAGACAGCAAATAAATTATACAAAACAAGTTTTACAGATTATGAAAAATTAGATACTACATTACAACAACACAGTAGATTGATAGATGAGCTAAAGGATTTACAACCTTCTAAGAAGACAGACATAGATGTTATCATAAGTAACACTATTTCCAACTTGAAAAACGGTAGTAACATCATACCTTTCGGTCTCCAACAACTCGACTATCCTGCCGGGGGAATGACAAGAAAGGAAGTTACTGT